CTGTTAAAGATAAGTTACTTCTATATACTAGACCTCCACTGCCATCGACTAATACTATATTTGTTTCAGATGTACCTAATGGTATGGTCGGTAGTTTAATGCTTCCTGTGAATGAACCTGACAGTGTTGTTGCCTTAAGTTGCCCTTGTACTGATACGCTTCCTGTTACTACTAATTTTTTCGTGGGGCTACTCGTTCCTATTCCTACATTACCTGTACTAGATATGAATAAGTAGTTATCATTTACTCTTAGTGGTGTTACAGCTAAACTAGATGATATGGATAGTGAGCCTGATAAATTTATTCTGTCTATTCTCATTTTTTATGGTTCTTCTTTCCCAAAATTTGAAGGCATTTTATTTTTATGTAATAGAACTTCCACTTGGCATTGGAATCCATGGTGGAATAGATTGTACTATTTTAGGATTTTCTATATTGTCTATTGATTCAATTAATACATTTTGTAAATTATTAATATCTAAACTCCCACTTATCCATCCAATTACTATATTCTCTTGCAACTCATCAAATGGTACAAAGATAGATTCGGGGGGAGTTAATTCTGTACTTCCTCCAATTCCTGTTGATATAGTACCTTTTGTTGCTTCATAATTCCAATATACTTTAGTAACTACTTTTTCGTAGGTATTGTATGTGGGTATGTATTCTAAATTTTGTATGTTTATTTTATATTCCATTGTTTTGTTAATTTATTGCTATCCAATATATAGAGTAATTATTAGGAAAGCTAAATCCTGTATAATAAGAAAAAGATGTAGTTGTCAAACTTGTAATCTGTAGGCTATTCCTATCTGCATTTTGGGTACTAAATATAGTAGCAGAAACGTTAGGAAGACTGCTAAAAGCACTTGGAAAGGTTATAGTTCCAAGATTAGTAGCAGAACCAACCGCTGTTCCAAACAAAATTTTATTCACTCCTGATACTATACCCGGAGGGCCATTCGGACCCGGAGGTCCTGTGGGACCAGCAGAGCCTACTGCTCCTCTTGAACCCATTGGACCAAAACCAACATTTGTTATGCCTTGGCTATTACTATAATAAAAAGAGGAATCAAAAAATAATGGCGTAGTTATGCTAACTGTTATTGTTCTTTGGGCAACGCCATCTTTCCAATAAATTAATGATGTACCATCGTAGGTAATTGCTAACACTGTAGATGTTGTATATGTTCCAAAATTACCTACATTACCACCACTTTCATATATTTGAAGAGTACCAAGACCATCTGCTAGTAAATACCAAGCGTAATTAATAGTTTCATAACTACCATTAGTTGTTGGGTCATTGTTTAAACCCCACATTACATATTGACTTGTAGAAGTTGCTCTTGCAGTGGCATAAGCACCATTTGTATATCCTTGAATTGAATACACTTGACCATCCCAACCACCATTAGTTCCACTAGATTTAATATAAGTTGTACTGTCGGAGCCATAGGCAACTCCTCCGGTAAATACAGGAGTCCAATCCGAAGCACCTCTAAAACCTTGTGCGCCTGTAGTTCCTGTTGTGCCTTGCGAACCTAGCGGACCAGGAGGGCCGGTTGTACCATTTGTTCCTGCTGTACCATTAGTACCAGAAGTACCTACTGTACCAGAGGTACCATTTATTCCTGAAGTACCATTACCACCAGCTGCACCAAATAAGTTTACAGTCCATACAGCATATGTACCAGAACCTGTTACACTAGCTATATTAACCACCAGAGCACCTGTACCACTATTGTAGCTAGTAACAGAGCCTTGCATTGTATTAGAGCCATCATAAGTTATTAAAACAGTTTGAGCAACACTATACGCTAGTCCTGTTCCCACTGTTAAACTCTTTGCTCCAGCTCCTATTAATAAAGAAGTTGTAGAAGATGTTAAATATTTATCTCCATTTGCACCAGCTGTACCAGATGTACCATTTGTTCCTGATGTACCACTTGTTCCAGTTGTTCCATTAGTTGCAGAGGTACCAGATGTACCACTTGTTCCAGTTGTAGCATCACGACCAGATGTACCAGCTGTAGCATCTTGACCACTAGTTCCTGCTGTAGCATCTCTACCTGATGTACCATCAACTCCTGATGTTCCTGCTGTTCCACTAGATCCATCTGTACCAGATGATCCACTAGATCCATTTGTTCCACTAGACCCACTAGTAGCACTTGTACCACTAATACCAGAAGTACCACTTATTCCTCCTGTTCCATTACGACCAGAAGAACCATTAGTTCCTGATGTACCAGTGACACCTGATGTACCACTAGAACCAGTTCCACCAGCTGTACCACTAGAACCAGTTGCTCCAGAAGTTCCACTAGATCCTGTTAGACCAGATGTACCACTAACTCCACTAGAACCAGATGTACCACTAATTCCTGATGAACCAGAAGTACCTCTAGTACCAGCTCCACTAGAACTAGCACATATTGCTGTATCTATTTTAGATAAAGCACAATCTAAGTTATCTCCTGTATGCACACCTGTGCATGAGAGATTGGGTCCATCGTAAGTAACTCTACTTGAGATAGTTTGACATTCAGCACATCCACAGTTCTCACCAGGATGATAAAAAGAATTATAGCAAGGATCGCCAGGTAAACAAGACATTTATAGTTGATTTAGAATATTAAGGAATATACATGATGTAATTACAAGCTAATACAGGTTGTAAATTACTATGAGCACCATCACCTCCTGTATTAGAAACTAAAACATCTGTATCTATGCTAACAGAGAGACTTACAGATCTTATTTGTGAAGTAACAGGATATGAATTTGGACTACCTGCTGTAGTTCTATCACCAGAATCAGCAGGCCATCCTGTACCTAGTTGACCAGTATAACCATGATCGTGTGGATTTGGAGAAATAGTACCAGTAGAAGTAGCTGTTGCACCATGTGAGTGAGCAGGAATTTGTGAAGTGATTAATGTAACTGAGTTTGCACCAGCTACATCATATACAGCATAGTCAGGATTAAATGTACTTGCTGTTGGATTAACTGCAGCATCTAAAGAAGCTCCAGGAACACCAGCAATAGCACCAACACCAACTCTACCTCTCTTATCAGGTGTACCATTTAATCCATTACATAAATAGATTTTATAAAATCCATTAGCAGATATACCAGCACCTGTACCATCAAAGTTAACATCTATATCACCATAGTATTCTACAGCTGTATAAGGAATCATGTTTAGATAATACTGAGTTGAACCTCCTGGTAATGATGCTAAATAAGCAGCAACCAATGCATCAAAGTCAGCAATCTTTACATAGTTAGTTTCTACATCAAGAGTTAGTGCTTCTAAGTCTGCAACTGTTTCACAAAGCTTTGTAATAATAGCTTGCACAATTGCATGTGTATCAGAAGAAACTGTAACTCCATTAAGACAACCAATTACATAATCAGAATTTAATTCAGCTATTTTATCATCAATAACAAATACTTGTGATTGTAAACTACATACAGCATGTACTACAGCTGTAAACAACTCTTGGGTATTTGGTGTATGATCAGGTAGATGTTCATCAACTATAGGACAAGATATATCTAATCCAATAGCATCTCCTGTACCAGTTAATAAAGGGACAAGATAGCTAGTAATAGCTTCTTCCACCATCTTTAAACTATCTCCTGTAGAAATACCTAATGCAGGTATATCTAAACCTGTGTATCTAACACATTCATCAGACACAGTCTGAACACATCCATTATAACAACTTTCGCAAGACATTTTATATTTATTTATGTATTAAAACTTTAACTCTGCTAGCAATCATCTTCACTGTGAAAGGTTGACAATATGCTGGGTTACAAAGTTTATATGTTAATATTTGTTTATAGTGTAATAAATCACCAATCACTTCTCCAGAGATATAGTAATTTAATGAAAATACAATATTATTATACTGAACATTAGCTAGGTCTGCTAGCCTTTGATCAATATCAAATAGTAGTGCTGGTATGCTACCATCAACTACACAATCAGTTAATCTTGGAGATAACATTTCTAATTCTTTGAGCAGCTTTTTTAGCAGCATTG